GACCCGGCCACCCGCGGTCACCGAGATACGGCCGCTGGCGTCGGTGTTGAGGAACGTCGTCGCCGCGTTCGAGGACAGGACCAGGTTCGCGATCTCCTGGGCCTGCGCCGCGTTCATCATCAGCGCGGTCGGGCTCGCCTTGATGGCGTTCCAGAGCGGCAGGAAGACGTAGTTCTCGATCTCCTGCACCTGGCCGCCGGCGAACGTCAGGGCGGCGCCGTCGAGGCTCCGGTAGGTCGACGGGTTGCCGGTACCGGTGCCCGGGGTGACCCACTGGCCGTTGCCGTTGTAGTCGCCCGCGAGGCTGGCCATGAAGCCGTCGTAGTCGTTGGCGTTGGCGCTGCCGTTGTCGGCCGCCAGGTTGATCGTCGGCTTGGTGGCCGCGACGCCCTTCCACGAGGTGGTCAGGTCCGGGACAGCCGTGCCCGAGGGCAGCGCCTGGTCGACGGCGATGACCTTGGTCATCGAGCACGTGTTCACGGTGGTGGTCGTGTAGTAGTACCAGGTCGACCCGTTGGCCGACTGGAACCAGTCGTAGGCGACCGCACCGCGGACCCCGGCGACCGTGGCGGTCAGGCTGTTCGCCGACCCGGACGCGAACACGGTCGACGCGGAGTTGCCCTGCGAGTTGCCCGACCCGTAGTAGTAGCCGGAGCCGGTACGGGCCGCGACACCGACGTAGACCGTGGTCGTGCCGATGGTGCCGCCGGACGCGGACTGCGCGATGGTCGGCGCGGCCGGCCGGGCGAGCGCGAACGACTGCCCGCCGAGCAGCTTGCGGTCGTCGCCGATGAGCACCTGGTTCAGGGTCTGGAACGTGGCGACCTGGAACGGGTCGGCGTAGCCGGTGCCCAGGTCGAAGGCGTCCTGGGTGACCAGGCCGGCAAGGCCGGTCGGCTTGTACCTGGCCTGAAAGTCCTGCTCCTGGAAGATCACTTCGTTGGCCGCGTAGTCGAAGCCCATGCTGGGGTCCGGCTGCGCAGCGGTGGTGTCCATGATCGCCCGCCACACGGCGTACGGGTTACCGTCGCTGCTCTTGACGCGGGAGACGATGTCACGGAACGGCGTGACGACCGGGATCAGGCTGACGAGCCCGGACAGGTCGTACGAGTAGACGCCGGTGTTGGTCAGGATGCCCGTGGTCTGCGCCTTGGAGATGGCTGCCAGGGTCTCTTCGGTGACGTTTTCGAGCGGAGCGCTCACTGATGCCTCCTGGGCATGCAAAAACCCCCGGCAGTCACATGCCGGGGGTTCGGGGTTCGGTGTTGAAGGGCGGGGCGGTGAGTTAGCCGCGGCCGTGGATCGCCTTGAGCGCCTCGATGGCGCTCTCCTGCATTGCGATGGCGGCGTCGTTCTGCTCACGCGCGCTGCCGGTGGTCAGGGTGTTCTTGAGCTCGCGGGCCTTGACCATGTCGATGGTCGCCGCCGCGTCTCCCTTGTCCTGGCCGCGCAGCATGTGCGGGGGCGGAACCGCACCGTTGGCGAACACGCCGGGCTGTGCGGGCTGCTCCTCCAGCGTCCGAACCTGGCCCTTGAGGGTCTCGACGACGTCCGCCAGCTCCACAACGGCCTCACCGGTCTTGGTGAGCTGTGCCGCCTGGCCGGCGCTGTGTTCGTCGAGCAGTCCCTTGACCATGTCGCGGAGTGCGCTGCTCTTGAGAATGTCGTCCGTACGGTTTTCCGGGGTGGTCTTGGTGATGTCGTCGGCGGCCGGGGCGCCCTCGGCGGGCTCGGCCTCCTTGACGACGGTCTCGTCGGAGGGGACGCCGACCGCAGCGGCCGGGGCCGCCTCCAGGTCGGCAGCGGCTGCCGGGTCCTCCGCGGCAGGCGCCTCGGCCTCTTCGCCGGCGTCGGCCCCGGAGATCGGGGTGATCTCGTCCGGGGAGACGATGCCGACGAGCTTGCCCTTGGCGTCGTAGACGGCGACCATCGCCGCCTTGCCTTCGCCTTCACCGTCGGCCTTGCCGACCGGCGCCGGCTCGACGGCCGCGGTGTCGATGATGGTCTCGGGGACGGCGCCGGACTCCGGCATGTCGGTCTCCTTCTTGGCGACCGAGAGGCCGCTCTCCTGGGTGTCGGGGGCGGCCGGGAGACTCGCGAGGACCTTGGTAAGGGACTCGACGGCTTCCCGGATCGCGCGTTCGTTCGCGGCGGACAGCGACCGGCCGGCCTTGCGTACCTGCCCGAGGGACTCGATGACCTCCAGCGGGCCGGGCAGCCCGTCGAGGGCCTTCCCGACCGCGGCCAGGGCCTCCACGTTGTCCACCTCCGCCTGCTCGTCGACCGCGAACGGCGCGAGCACGCTGATGGCGTAGTCGATGGCACAGGCCGCGTCGCCGAGGTCCATGGCCTTCTCGTAGTCGTCCGGGTCGCCGTCGCCGGGCTCGGCGAGCTCCCGCTCCACGAGCAGCCCGAGCGCCGTCTTGGCGCGGGACAGAATGGCCGTCCACTTCCGGGCGGTGGCCGCATCCACGGCCTCCCACGCCGGGGAGCCGGGAACGTCCGGGGAGCCGGGCGCCTTCTCGTCGGGCTCGGCGAGGATGACGGTCGGGTCCAGGTCGTCGGCCATGGTGTCCTTCGTGATGTCGTCGCGGACCAGGCGGCCCCCGGCCTTGTGGATGAGGTGCGCGAGCGCGTCCGGACTGCCGGACATCGTGACCGGGCCCATCTCGTACTCCACGGCCTGCGGTTCGGCGCCCTTGCCGATGAGGCCGCGGACCAGGTCCGGGCCGAGGAGGCCGGCGGGGCTGCCGTCGGCGGACTTGGCCAGGAGGAACGGGAGACCGTTCGCGGCCTTGTCGACGAGGTCGACGCGGTCGATGTCCGCGTCGACGAGTTCGGTGAAATCGTCAGGGGTGTTGGGCATCAGCTACTCCGTGGAGTGATACGGCGCGCCGAGCCCTGGGGGGACCAGCCGGTGACGCGTCCGGACTTGTAGAGCTGCCAGGCGTGCTCATCGAGCACGGCGCCGATGAGCCAGTCACCGGCCTTCACGACGACATCGCCGAGGGCCCAGTCGGGGCCGCGGTAGATGTACGACTCGACGACCGTTGCGGCGCCCTCGGTGCCGTCGGCGTGGAACAGGCCGGTCTCGGGGCCGTTCTGGAGGAACTTCCAGGCGGCCTTCTCCAGCTCCTCCGGAGAGAAGAAATCGCGGCCGCCGTCGGCGCCGCGCTTGATCATCGGGTCGGGGCCGGCCTGGTAGGCGACACCGAGGACGTACCGCTGTTCAGGGACGGGCGCAGGCATCAGGGGCCTCCGATCACGGGTGAGAGTGCGCAACGGCACCAGGGGTGCCCGGGCGGGGCCGTCGTGCCGCTGGGGAAGAACGTGCCGGGGCGGCGCGGGCCGGCGTCGTTGTTATCTGCGCAGATGTTGCAGACCCGGCCGTCCCCGGCCGACACCCACTCCACGAACTCGATGCCGTTCGCGATGTAGGTCCGGAGACTGGCCTGCGAGACCGCGCGGGCGAGCTCGGTCGTTGCGATCATCTCCGCGCGGACCGGGTTGGACAGCAGGCCCTCGATCGCTTTCGCGATCGTGGTCGGGCTGTCGCCGCGCTCGGCCGCTTCGGCGAGGAGCCGGCCGAGCGACTTGACGCGGTTCGAGGCGATGGACCGGATGGTGACCCCGCTGTCCCGCAGCAGGATCTCCAGGCCGCCGCCGTCGCCCTTCGGGCCGAGGAGCAGCCGGGCCGCCTTGGTGTCGCCCGGCGTCCAGCCACCCCAGTCGATGGCGACCGCGCCCGCCGTGATGGCGGACTCGGCGGACAGTGCGCCGATCAGGTAGCCGTCGGTGTAGATGCCGCCCATGGCCGCTTCCAGGGCCGCGGCGAGGTCCGGGGCGTTCTTCTCCAGCCACTTCGCGGCCTGCCGGTTCAGGTCGGCGATCCGGTCGGCTTTCCTGGCCGCGCTCGAGGTGGGATTGGTGGCCATCCATGCCTCGGCGATGCTGCGGCCGTTGAAGGCGCCGCGGAGAGCTTCGACGATCCGGGACGCCCAGTGGCGGATGGCCTTGAGGTCCATCTTCCAGCCGGGCCACCGGGGCTCTCCGTCGGCGCCGTCACCTTTTGGGCGGGACGCCTTCGCTATCTGGAGCTTCTCCGCCACCGACTCGCCGTCGTCGTGACCGTGGGAGCCGTCGGCGTGCATCCATCCGTCGATGTCGTCGAAGCGGATCGTCATTTCCCCGCACGGGCACATCTGGTCGGCGCCGATACCGAGCGCGCGGAGCACCAGGTCGAGGGCGTCGGCGAGCTCGGGCCGTACGACGGGGTTCCCGCGCAACTGCTCGGGTTCCCACCAGGCGACGGCCTCGACGACGTCGCCGTCGGGGTCGTCGGGGTTGTTGACCTGGTCGCGGCGCGACAGGTCCAGGTCGGCTTCACACGGGATGCGGTAGACGAACCCGGCGTAGATGCCGGACGCCCAGCCGGGCCCGTTCCCGAAGGCGAGGGCGGCCAGGGCGTCCGGGTCGAACGGCAGGATGAGGCCCGTCTCTTCGGACCACTCGCGGGCGGCAGCGGCGACGGGCCGCTCCCCCTCTTCGAGGTGCCCGCCGGGGAACTCCCAGCAGCCGCCGGCCGGGTCGTCAGGGTCGAGGGCACGCTGGAGCATGAGGACGCGGCCGGTGTCGGCCGCCTGGACGGCGAGACCGGCGCACGCGATGTCACCGGTGTCCTTGAGGAGCGCGGCGCGGCCGGCCTGGTTGAGGCGGCGGCCGGCTCGCGGGGCGACGTGCCGGAACTCGAAGTCCCGCCAGGTCCCGGACCGGCGGCGGGCCTTGCGGAAGGCCCGGAACGCGGACAGTTCCCGCTTCGTCAGCTCGGCGGTGTCCTCGTCGTCCTCGTCGGCCAGGTCGTAGCCGGTGATGCCGGTCTCGGCCGTGATGCCTGCCGTCGGAGCAGGCGCGGCCGGGGCCTCGTTCTTGGCGACGTCGTGGACGCTGGTCTGGTAGGCGGCGGTCGCCGCGGTCGCGGCCGCCGCCTCGGGGGTGCCGGGCTCGGGGATGACACCCGGCGCGGTGAGCGCGGGCAGTTCGGGCACCGGCTGGTCCTCGGCCGGGGCGTAGGTCTCGGGGTCGAGACGGCCGCCGAGGCCTTCGAGGGACAGCAGCGGGACCGGCCCGGACTGGCTGGTGTTGATGAACCGGGGGGTGGGTCGCAGCGGATCCGCGGGCAGTCCCACGAGTTCTTCGCGGCCCTCGTCGGGGGACGCCATGCCGGTGTCGATGTAGATCTGCCACGCCTGTGCGAGCGCGAGCCGGTCTTCCTTCTCCTGCCCGGTGTCGAACGTGAACTCCAGCGGGAGACCGGCGTCGTACTGGAGGAAGTCGGTGAGGATGCCCTGGATGTGGGTGACGAGCGGCAGGTCGCC